CATTCGCCAGGACGTCGGCCGTCAACGGATACGCCGTCGCGGGAACCGTGTTCAGGCGGATGGTGACGCTGTCGGCGCCCATCGTCTGGATCGCGTAGCTGTGCGGCGGGTCGGTGCCCACGACGCGCACCCGCATCTCGGCAAACGTCACCGGCACGAGCTGACGCGGCGGCGTCATCGCCGGGTCGAACACCGCGTACAGCTTTTCCACCCGCAGCGGGGTCGGACCAAACGTCAGCGATCGGTTGCCGATGACCGTCGTCGCAGGCGCCGTCGCCCGCGCCGTGGTCTGCAGGCCCAGCGTGCTTGCCAACCACCGGTACCGTTCGTTGATCGACCGCCCAATCCGCGTCCGCGCGGGCGTCGAGGTCAGGTTCATCCGCTCGGCGATCTCGGTCTGGATCTCGGTAAACGTCACGGCACCTCCGCCGGAGCTGCGCGCGTGTTTACTGGCCCGCCTGGCCCATCATCGCCTGGCGCTTCATCAGCTCGCCTTCGAGACCGGAGCCGCCGCCCTGCAGCTTCGCCCAATCGGCCGATGGATCCGGCCCCTGCGAACCGCCCTTGATCCAGTCCAGGTAGCCCTGCATCTGAGGACTGCCCTGACCATCGCCGCCAGGCACTGTCATGCGCGGCATCCTGGGCGCGTCTCGCCGCGCCTGGCCCATCCCGTCGTCAGACACCAGCTCCGGCCCGCCCATCGGCGGTTTCATCATGCCCGGCGGCACGCGGCCCATCGCGCCGCCCATCGCGCCACCCGTCGCACCACCCAAGCCCGCGCCCATGCCGCCGCCCTGCCGACCGAAGCCGCCGCTCGGCAGCGGCATCCGCTGGCCGCGCTGAATGAAGCCGTTCCGCGCGCCAGGGCCGAACGCCGATCGGATGGCCTGGGCCTCGCCCATGCCCCCACCCATCAGCGTCCGCTGGTTCTCACTTGCGATGCCAGGCGCCGCCGCGCCACCCATCGCGCCGCCAGCGCCCATCGCGCCGGCTCCGCCGCCAATCGCTCGTCCGATGCCACTGAAGCCCATGAGCTACTCCTTTGCGCGTGACGCGATCGTTACGCAGGCGTGACCGCTGCCGCCTGGCGCGCCTTCGCGGCCCGCAGCCCGGCCAGATCCGCTTGTCCCCCGAAGAGCGCGCGCCGCGATTTGTTCTCGCCCATCGCAATCAGCTCGGCGTCCTCTTCCCGCTGCGCGGCGACGATCTGCTGCAGCATGTCGGTGAAGTCGCGGCAGAGCCGCTGCACAGCGTTCCGCTGATCGGCCGTGCGGCACGCGAAGCGGATCTCGATGGTCTCGTCCGGCCCCTCGTCGCGCACAATCACCTCGACGAGACGGTCCAGATACCGGCCGCTCCGCACGATTTGATTGAGCGCGTCGATCTCCGCGTTGAAGAGCTGCTCGTCATCGAGCAGATGCCCGTTCTGAAAACAGGTCCGCGTGAGCTTGTGCGCCTCCGCCTTGATGGGATGCCAGGGCGTGCGCGGGTCGTACTCGCCGATGCCGATCTTGCGCGGCGGCGCGTTCTGCCGCATCGCTTCCGAAAAGGCGGACACCAGGCGTTCGTTCTGTATCCCGGTTGCCGCCGCAAAGAGCTTGATAAGGTCGTCCAACGACGCATTCGCCGGGATCGCCTGGTCGTCGCTCGTCGGTTTGTCAGTTGCCATGAAACGAACACCGAGCTTTCTCTCGCAGGAGCGAGGCGGGACGGCCGGATTTGGACTCGACCGTCCCGAGGGTTGGCGTGGACCTACTTGATGGCGTCCTGCTCCGCCTTTGTGCGCGGCGCAGCGTCCGGCGTCCCATCGGCCTTGGCCTGGTGGAACGCCTCGACGACCTTCTCCGAGTGCTTGTCGAGCACGGCCTGCTCGGCAGGCGTGACCGGGCGATTCGGATCGGGTGGGGCAGGCGGCGCGACGGGAGCCGGCGCGGGCGCCGGAACCTTGTGCGCCGCCGCGTGAACGGGTGCCTTGTGATCGGTCTTGTGATCGGATTCGTGTGTCGCCATGTGATTCGTCTCCTTTACGACACGCCGTTACACGACCGCGTCAGGCACGCCGATCGACGGGTAGAGCAGCTGCGCGTAGACGAGCGCCGCTGCGGTGGTCGCGCCGCGCGAGACCATGCCGCGAATGCCGTCGCCGGTCGCGAAGCCGTCGCCGACCTTGCCGGCGGTGGTCTCGAAGCCGAGCGCCTTGTTGTCGGCAATGTTCGCCACGCCGTCGACCTGGAACGTGCCGCGAATCGCGAACCAGCCCCAATTCGCCGCCAGGACCGGGGCGAGTGCGACCGCCACGAAGCCCGCCGCGCCGGTGACGACCAGCTCGGAGAGGCCCGCTTCGTCGTAGGTCACGACCGAGCCGGCGATCATGTTCGCCGCACCCTTGAGGTAGACGAACTCCGCCGAGGCGCCGAACGAGTCATTGCCCTCGCACGACGACCCAGGCGCGTTGCGGGCGACGGTATCGACGTCCGTCAGGTTGCCGCTGGAGGCCACCATCGAGCCGGTTTTGTAAGCCGTAGGCATAACGCTGTCCTTTCTTCAGAAAACCGGCGGTTAGATGTGGACGACGCCGAGGCGCGACCGGTTGTTGGTGATGGTCTGCGCCGCGCTGTAGATGCGCGTGGTGAACCCGTTCTGCGACTGCAGCTCCTGCGTGTCGCTCTTGTCGCGGAAGTACTCGCGCGAGACGACCAGCGAGAAGTTCTTGGGGTTCAGGAAGTACATCGAGGACGTGCCGTAGGGCGAGAAGATCGACTTCGCGTTCTTGAACATCAAGGACTTGAAGCCCGCCTTCAGCTCGTCGGTGTTCGACCACCGCTGCAACGCCTGCTGCGCGCTCTCGAAGAGCGCCTGGGTGGCGCCGTCGGACACGATGAGCGTCGGGAGCAGCTTGGCGCCGGATCCCTTCGCGCAGCGGTTCCACACGGTCGTCATGGCCGCTTCGATGTCGGCGGACGTGGTGTACGTCGCCGTCTGCGACCTCCACCAGACGTTGACCGCTGAATCGATCCCGCCGTCGCTGCCCTGGCCGTTGGTCGGGATGTGGGTGAGAAACCCGAGGAACCCGTTGGTCGACAGCCCGAACAGCGCTTGCTCGATGATGTCGTCATGCGAGTTGATGCCGTTTTCGAGGAGGGCTTTGACCAGGTTGATCTTCTGGTTCTCGGTCGGGTTCATCACCTCGTCCTTCTTCGACCACACGATCGGCGCGGTGATTTCCGCGATGTCGTAGGTGGCGGCGGTGATGACTTCGGTCTTGCTCATCGAGAGCGGCTGGAGGTCAGTCGCCTGGATGACGGTGCCGGGGTTGCGCTGGTAGTCCAGCGGCGCTTCGATGGCCGAGCCGAGCGACTTGCGCTCGATCGCGCCTTGCTTTTCGAGTTCACGCATCAGGGCCGATTCGGCCCACTGATTGGCGGCTTTCCGCATCTCCGCAAGCACTGCGGGATAGCTGACAGCCGCGATCTGGCTAATGGTTAAAGCCATGACGACTCCCTTTGAGGGTGGTGAAGGGTGTCGCTCGCTAAGGGGGAGCGGCGTGCCAGGGAGTCCGTAACGGGGACGAGGCGGGGTCGATGTGTGGAGCGCCGGGAGCGGAGTGGTCCGTGACGGGGACCAGGCGGGAGGAGTTCAGTGTGCGCGCATAGGTCACGCACTGTCAATGAGTTATTTGGATGGGTGCGGTTGGCTCTTTTCAGACAGCCAACAGGACGGACAGAAAGCGTGCGGCTTCGGATCGGCGTTGGGGCGATAGTCGACAGCGATCACGCGATGCCCACACGACAACACGTACCACGCCGACCCGAGCGTCCCGCGCGAGACCTCAACGATGGGCCGCACCATCACGCCGCCTCGCCTGGGCCACGCGCTCTTTCGGGGTGAAACCTTCCGCGTCGTACTCGCCGCGCATCACCGCCTCGTAAAACTCCAGGACGTCGCGGGCCACGCGCGCCTCGCAGAGCGGGTGCGGCCCCGCGATCGGCTCGCCGTAGACGCACGTCACGGCGGTCGCCGGCTGCGGCTCGGCGGGCTGGCCGAAGAGCCTCACCGCAGGCCCGACGCGGCAATCGCCGCGCGAATCACGTCTTCCGTCGACCGGGCGCCCGTCGCGCCATTGCCTTGTGGCGCCGGTCCGCCCGTGTGCGCCGCTGCCGCCGGACGGCCGTTGATCTCATCGAGAATCTCGCGCCGGACCTTGTCGCGGCTGGCGCGCTGCTTCGGCACCAGCACCTTCGCGATGGCGGCATCGAAGGAGAGGTAGGGGCGGCCCTGCTGGCCGTCGTTCTCCGCCATGACCTTGACGATCTCCGCCTCGTGGTCGGTGAACGGTTTCCCCCAGGTCTCGCGCGCCGTGGCGATCTGGCTGCGGACGATCGGCACGTGCTTCTTCTCGAACTCGGCCTCGGCGCGGGTCTGCTTCCATTCCTGCTCGATCGGCCCGAAGCGCGCCGCGTATTTCTGCTCGACTTGCTCGGTGACCTGGGCGGTGACCCGCTGCGCCTGCCACTCCATCAGCGCCTGCAGCCCCTCCGGCGAATAGCCGCGCGAGCCGTCCGAGAACTGCGCGTCCGGCCCCGGCGGCTGCTCGCCGTAGGTGGGCGCGGCCGGCGCGGGCGCCTGGCCGCGTCCAACATACTTGCTGTACTTGTCGGGATGCAGCGACGCCAGGATGGTGAGATACCGCTCGGGATCGTTGACGATCAGCTGGTCGACGGCGTCCATGTTCTTGACGCGCTCGCTGACCTCGGCGAGCTGCGCGTCGCGCACGCGGATCGCCTGCTGATGCTGGTCGTTCAGCTTCTTGCGCGTGTTCTCGACGACCTTGCGGACCTGGCCCCAGCGGAAGCGCCCTTCCTTGCCTTCCGTCGGCGCTTTCATCCCGAAGGACTCCAGCTCCTTCGTCAGCTCGTCGACCGGCGGCGGTGGAGGCGCGGCGGGGACGGTCGGTTCATCCGCCGTTTGGAGCCGGCTGGAAGGACTGACCGCCTCGTCGCTCGTACTGCCATCGCCGCCGCCGGTGTCCCCGGATGACGTCTCGACGTCGCCGCCGCTGTCGCCGCCGGTGTCTTCCCCGGCGACCGGATCCGGCACCGTCCCTTGCTCGACGTCGGCGACCGCGTTTTGAATCGTGTCGATCAAATCAGCCATGTGTTGCTCCTAGACCCACCGTGTCGTGTTCTTCGATTTATCCGAGCCGCTCGCGCCGACGTGTTCAATGCGGTTCGTCAGCCCGCGCCGCGCCGCTTCTTTCGCCAGCTCCGCGCGTGAGCGATAGCGCACCGGCTCGCCGGTGACTTCATCGCAGAGGCCGTGACGAATCGTCACGTCGATCTCGTCGCCGAGAACGGCGTTCGCCTTGCCCGGCAGGATGACGCGCTCCATCAGCACGCCTTGCGCGCAATGACACGGCATCGATCGCTGGGCCACGCGCGCCAGCACGTCGAGGTCGGTCCGACCGCACGACGGGCAGCGGAAGTCATACATCGGCATGGCTAGGCGTCCGGCGCGCCGTCACGCGTGCGCTTGCTGATTTTTTCGGGCAGCGACCACTCGGGATTCGCCTCGCCCAGCATCGGGGGTGGCGGACCGCCTGGCAGCCCACCACCAGGCGGCCCTTCACCCTCGGGACCGCCCGGGGCAGGCGGTCCTTCCATCCCCGGCGGCGGCGGCGGCGGCTCCGGCGGCGGCAGCGTGGACGCCGCTTGCAGGATCTTGTGCGCCGTCTGAATGTCTTCCGGAGTCGGCGCCTTCTGCTGATTGACGAGCAGCGCCACGACCATCGGATTGATCAGATCGTCCTTGCCGGAGAAGCGGTACGAGATATTCGGCGGCTCGGGCGCGGGCGGCTCGGGTTTCTTCATCACCGCCGACGGATCGAGGCCCGACAGCTCCGCAATCTCCGCAATGACCGGCGCGGGGTCGATCACGCCGCTCTTACCGGCGAAATTGAGAAACTGAATCAGCCGCTGCACGCGCTGCTGGCTGTCGAGGACGATCGCGCTGTCCGGACGAATCTTGAGCGCGATGTCGTGCAGGATGGTCTTTTGATCCCATGCCTGCTCCATCGCCTGGCGCTCCTCGTCGCTCAAACTCGGAAATTCCGAGTAGAGGCACATCCAGCCGGCCAGCACTTCACACACGCTGAGAAAGAAGGACGCCACACGCGCGCGTTCTTGTCCGATACGTGTCGCGAAGTTGGCCTGGACGTTGTTCGACTCCGTCGCGGTCGTGTTGAGCGCCGTCGTGCCCTGTTGGTTCGGCCCGATCTGCCACGCTTCCATCAGGTCTTGCTTGGTCTGCTGATCGAACGTCAGATCCTCCGACGGATAGCTCGCGCGCGCGATCTCGCCGACCGATCGGCTGCCTTCTCCCTGTGTGGGGATCCAGTCCTGCCAAGTGCCCGCCAGCAGCCGCAGTTGGATCTCCGGATCGATGCGATTGGAGTCGTACCAGCGCACCGGGCGCGATCGGTCGCGATTGGTGAACATCTGGGACCGCGAGCGCCGCATGTCATGCACCTGGGGCTTGCCCGCCTGCGTATCGGACGGTGGGACCGGGTGATCGGACACATAGGTCAGCGTCAGCACGCGGATCGGCCACTTGACGTTGCCGACATAGGTCCGGCGCTCTTTGTCGTACTGTTGACCCTTCCACGGCTCGTGAATGACCGGGTCGGTCAGGCCATGCACGATCACCAGGCGCCAGATCGCACAAAACGAGGTCTCATCGGGGTCAACGCGCGAGCGCCAGTAGTAAATCTCGTCGAAGGTAATGACATCGGCCTCATCGAGGGTCGTGTGGCCGCGATCGGCGCCCGATCGGAGGTCGTCCTGCAGCGACTGCTCGCCGCTGCCGACGCACTGGTCGAGCTGCGCCGGGGTGAGCTTGAAATCCACTTTCCCATCGGCCTTGGAGCAGCGACCGGTGCGCCCCATCCAGTCGGCATCGTCGAAATTGCTGCCGACGAACTCCTTGGGCCACAGCAAGTCACCAGGCGAGAGCCTGGTCGACGGAAATTTGTAATCCGTCATCCGCGAGACCGTTTTCATCGGGATCTGGCCGGCGGCGGTGGCTTGCTGCACCAGCTCGGGCGGCAAACTCGAGACGTCGATGGCGGGCACCTCGACGTCCTCGAACCGGGCAGCAAAGGAGACCATGATCGCGCCGATCCCGGCCGCGTTGACGACGTCGTTGAGCGCCTCTTCCATGCAGACGCCTACGTTCGAGCGTTTCTCGCTCAATTCGTAGTTCAGCGCCTTGGCGAAGGGCGGGATGGCGGCGGCGTACTTCGGATTCTCGTGCGTACACTGCACGCCGGGCACTTGCGAGTAGAGATTGGCCGTCTTGGTCTTCGTCAGCGACCAATCCGGGTTGATCTCGCTCTGATAGTCGCCCTGATCCCAGCTCCCGGGGTCGGTCCCGGCGCCCATCAGGCCCAGGCGGGTCTCGATGTTCTCCTGCCAGCGCCGAGTGAACGTGCGGCGGTGGGTTTTCGCCGTTTCGATCTTCGTTTTGAAGGTGGCGACGAGCTTTTTGGTATCGAGCTGGCCCGGCGGCGCCTCTGGCGCCTCGGGGGTCTCGACGTCGGGCGCGACCAGGTCAGCCATAGATGCGTCTCCTCGGCTTCTTTCTCATCCAGAACGGCACGGTCGTGTGCAGCGGGTGTTGACTCGGCGCGGGCGAGCCGGAACAGAAGTACGCGAGCGCGACCGCCCAATGGTCATCGCCGTTTGCCATCTTGGTGGCGTCAGCGGGATCCATCCGGATCTGCGGCAAGGTGCGAATGAGGTCTTTGCAGCCGTACGCGCCCATCGGCTGCACGATCTGCAGCTTCGGCCGTCCGTCGATGATCTCGTTCAGGTACTGGTGGATGGCATAGCCCAGGAAATCGCGCCGATTGATCGATTGCGAGAGCGGCACGCCCGCCTGCTCGAACAGCTCGCCCACACTGAACGTCGAGACGCCGGTTTTGATGAACATCGTCGGATCGCAGAAGGTTTCGGCGACGCGCATGTCCACCGACTCGCGCTTGATCTCCGCCGCCACGTCGGTGGCGAGCGTGCGGAGCCAGGATCGTTCTTTGAAGACGATCGCGACCTTGTTCGGCAGCACCGCAATCCACAAACAGACCGCCGGATCGGGAAAGAACCCCCAATCGACCGCGCGATAGATGTTGATCCAGGGATAGTTCAAGATCGGCTGGCCGTTGAGCGTCGGCATGTCTTCGATCACGTGCCACGGGACCAGGGCGCGGGCCATCAGCGGGCCATCCGCCACAGCAGGACCAGGACCACGAGAAAGACCGCCAGCACGATCGTCACCTCACCGATCACGCGACACTCTCGATGTCGATCTCCATCGACGGATGAAAGTCCGAGAAGTACTGGCCCTCGGTGATGAACTCACCCAGCAGCCAGCTCCGGCGGACGTGTTCGGGCAGGTTTTTCAGGCGGGCCGCGTACTGTTCGCGGTCGAGGTGCGGATTCTCTCGCAGCGTGGAGAACATCAGCTGAAAGTCGTCGGGGTGATAGTCGGGATAGTCGTCGATGCGGACCGTCTTATCGACGAACCACTCTTTCATCCAGTTGCTGCCGATGCCCAGCGTGTTACTGCCGGCGCGGACGACGGCCTTGTACTCGGCATCGACGGGGGCGCGGGCGGCGGAGCTAATCTGCAGAAATTGAGCGAGTGTGAACGTGCTCAACTCGTCAAATCCGATCGCCCCGTACTGCGACGACAGGAAGTTCAAGACGTCCGCCTCGGTTTCGCAATGGGCGAGGGTGAGGCTCGACCCGTTCGGAAACTTCGCGACGTTCGTCGTGTGGAGGAACACGCCGCCCAGCTGCTGCATCTCGTAGTCAATGAAGACGAGGTGGCTCCGCCGCAATTCGGGCATGGTGCGCCGGACGATCAGCGCGGGAAAGCGCGGGATCATCAAACAGCGAATCAGGAAATCCATCCGCAGCTGCAAGCTCTTCCCGGTGCCGCGCGTGCCGAGCGCCAGCAGGTTGGGCGCGGTACTGGCGTGAAAGGCGCGCTGGGTGGCTTTGGAGGGGTCGTAGGTACCGGCCGCTTCCGCCTCGTCGCAAATCTTGCAGCCGATGTGCGGGAACGGCTCGTAGAGGATCTTCTCGTTCCCCTGCGCGTCGATGATCGCCAGGCGGGCGTTCACGCGCGGGCCTTTCGATCGGCCGCGCGAATACGAGCGTCGATGGCGCTGGTGGCGCGGCCGTGCTGCTGCTCTTGCACTTCGTCGGTAATGGCAAACGCCATCGCGACCGACCACGCCACCGCCTCTGCATCGAATTTACTGAGCGGGAGGACCGCCTCATGCCCTCGCTGGCCCGCGAGGATGTTGCCGGCGATGCGGGCGACCGTGGTGTCGTAGTCCTTCATTTCGCCTCGATGACGGTGGGCGCAATCCCGCCCATCTGGATCCCCAGCACGATCTTGGTGCCGGCGTTCTGCTCAGTCGCCTTGTCGACGACACGGGCGCCATCTTCGGCAATGCGCTCGATCGCCCACTGCGAGCCGCGCAGCGCGACATCCAACCCGGTGACGGTGCCGGCCTGGAGCGCCTTTTCGGTCGCCTCCATATGCACCTCGACGTAACGCCCGGCCTTGGCGGCAAAGTTCTGGCGCGCGTCCTGAATCAGGCGCTTGACCACCAGCGGCGTGCGCTTGAGCGCCACCGCGAGGGCGTTTTCCTGATCCGGCGTCACCGCGCTCGGTTGATCCATCACGTAGGCCGCCACCAGGTCTTTCTCGTTCTGCGTGACCGGCCCCTGGCGGTTATGCATCGGCGGTTTGACCTTGCGGTGCCGCTTCGGCAGGAACGTGCCATCCGCGCGCGGTTTGGGTGGGCGTCCGGCGGGCATCAGGCTGCCTCTTTCGGCATCACGACCAGCAGCCCGGTGTCAGGGTCGACGGCCACCTGCCGCGTGGCTTCTGAAATCCAGGCGATGTGCTGGCGATGAAAGGTCAGGGTCTCGGGGACGCGCGGCCCGCCGGGGCAGGGGACAAAGACCAGCTCGATGCGATCCCGCAGCCGGTTGTACAGGTCCGTCGGGCGCAGCGTGAACTCCTTCACCGCGCCCGACCCGAACCCGATCGCCACGTCGACCCACGTCTGCAGGACGAACTTCGGTGGCGAGAGGATCTCCATCAGTTGGTCTGCTTGGCGTTGGTCTGTTGATTGCCAGGATGGAAGGGATTGCCAGGATGCAGACCCTGCCCGAGCCGTGACGAGATCGCCGCGTCCTGATCCGCGCGCTGCCGCGCCTGCTCGGCCTCGTAGAACCCGCCCACGACGTACTGCAGGACGCGCATCTGCGCCTGACCCGACAAGTCCTTCACCGCCCGCCGCACCCGCCCGATCGCGATCAATTCCGCATCCATACGTTCGTCCCCTCACTCCCAGCTCAGTGAAAACGGCGACGGTCGACGAGCTGGCGACGACCGCCGCCTAGCACGGACGTGGTTCTTGCGAACGCTCCGGCCGTACGTCTCGAACGGTACGTGGACAGGGTAGCAGGTTTTTGAGAGAACTCTCGATTTTTCGAGAGAACACGCGACTGTCGCGACAGTCGCGACAGCGAAGGCTTTCGGGAAGGCTTCGGGGAAGGCTTTCGGGAAGGCTTCGGGGAAAGGCTTGTGTCGGCGGCTGACCCGTCCCGGGACGCGTCCGCCCCGGTCGAACCCCCAACCCCTGAAGCGCCAGAGCGCGGGTAACGCCAGAGCGCCGAGGGCCAGTCATGCCCGCCGACGGCGGGACTCTACGCCAGCTCGCGGTCGACCTGGAAGTGCCCTAACCCAAGAGGCAGAGGGCGCCCCAGGTGACCAGGGCCGACCCCAGGAAGATCGCGATGCCGACCAGGATCGCCAGGCGCTCGACCCTCATGCCACCTCCGCCAGATCGCTGATCACCGGCAGCCCCTTCTGCCGCGCGAACGCCACCTCGATCTGCGCCCCAGGACTTGTCTCCCAGCGCGGCAGCAGCAACAGGTGGGTACACCGATCCAAGACCGCCAGATCGATCTGCATCCAGTCCGCGTGCGGAATCGCCCAGCTCGCATCCACCAAGGCCGAGAAGTGCGGGCAGAACGCCGGAATCCCCGCCCGCACGCACTGCAGGAACACCACCGACGCCGCCTCGATGTTGTCCTTGACCGAAAACCCGTGCGCGGGCGTGATGGGACCAGAGAGATAGACGAGCACCGGCTTGATGATCATCGCGCAAACACTTCGGCAGGCTTGGCCTGTCGCCTTCGGCTTTCGGCCTTTGGCCTGCCTGCCTTCGGCCGCGATGTCGCTGTCAGTATCGCCTGTACGTCGTACGAGATCGCGAATTTACCACATCTCTCCCAGTTTTTTGCCAAAAATTTCAGGGTCGCATTTTTGGAAAGCCGGCACGGGTTTTTTGCGCCCGAACGGAGACCGGGGAGACCGGACCCGGCTACGTCAGGGGGGCGCCAGGCGCCCGGGAAGGCGCCGGGAGTGGCGCACGCTGCCGGCAGCTGCGCTGCCGCCGGCCGCCGGCCGCCGGCCGCCCTGGTGCCTCGCCACCAGCTGCGCCTGGTGCCTCGCCACCAGCGCCTAAGCCTCGCCAGCTCAGTAGGTTACAGGTTGACATAATCCAGCTTATCGGATCCGGTCGGATTTGCTCGGCTTTTCGATCGGTTTCGTACGCCGATCGGACCTTCGCCAGGCGAAGGCCAGGCCCGAGCGCCTCACCAGGCCCAGGCCCGAGCGCCGCCGGCCGCCGGCAGCTCGTGGCGCGCCGCTCGTGCCGAGCGCCGCCCTGGTGGCGTACCGACTGGCGTACGGCAGAGAGCCTTTTGCACGCCCCCCACCTCGCCGAGGCCCGCCGGCAGCTCGTGAGGGCCGATCGGCACCAGGCCCGAGCACCAGGCCGATCCGATCGCCGATCGCGCCACCACGAGGCCGGCAGCGCCGGCAGCTCCGCACCAGCGATTCACCCGACCGCGCCACCAGGCCGATCGCCGGCAGCTCGCATCCATCGGCCTCCGAGGCCGATGGACACCACCAGGCGCCGCCCCGATCGCCGGCAGCTCGAGCAGCTCGAGTACGGCCGATCGCGGAATGTTCCCCGGTCGGTTCGATTCCTACAGACCTGCTAGCAAGTTTTTGCTACCCTTCCGGATCTCTCGTTCGTTCGTTCACACGGCACCACGTCACCACGTCACACGAAGGAGCAGACCCCATGAACGGCAACCGGTACGACGACGATCGCATGGACTTCGCCGACCCTGGTGGGCGCAGCGCCTTGCGCGCCGCCTCCAAACGCAACCCCCGCAATCTCCCATGCCCCACCTGCAAAGAGCCGAACAGACTCACCCCTCGCGATCGGCAGCTCGGCTATCAGTGCGACCGCTGCGCCGATCGGGACGAACGCGGAGGCTACTGACTCGTCAACCCGTCAACCCGTCAACCCGTCAACCGAAGGAGCAGACACCATGATCGTCAAAATCGTTCTGAACGACCGCGCGAACCCCCCAGGCAAGGTAGCAGACGCTGAATTGCACTTCACCGAGGCCGATGGAGTACTCGCCGGCCTGAAGCTGATCGGCTTTAGCGTGTGGGAACGCAACCGAGGCGCCGGTGGATTCAACGTCACATTCCCCGCGCGCCAGTACCAAGTCAACGGCGAGCGCCGCTCGTTTGCGCTGCTCCGCCCGATCGTCGACACGACCGCGCAAGACCGCATCCGCGAAGCCATCCTGAGCGCCTATCGCGATCACGTCGACGAGGCCACCGACACGGGCAACCCGAACGATCGCGCCTCACGTCACGCATTCGATTAGCCGGCAGCTCGGAGTACTGGCGCGCCACCAGGTGGCGCGCCAGTACTCATCACCAGGAAGGACATCGACACCATGCCACGACAGAGCACCTCGCCACAGCCCCCACAGCCCACCAGGCGTGAACGGCTTCACGCGGAACAGCTCCGGCGTTTGTGCGACCAGACGAACCCCGCGATCGTTCACATCCGCCATTGCCCGACCTGCCAAGCCATGCAACCGTGCCCGACACTCGCCAAGAAGGAGCAGTAACCCATGCCACAGCCCCCCAAGCTCTCAAAGGCCGATCGCGCGAACTTTGACACGCTGCAGCGCGCCTCCGACGCCGGACACCTCGCGTTGCTGAGCGCCATTCGGAAGGCCGACGATCGGCCGGTCGCGCTCGTGTGTGCCATGCAAGAAAACGCCGACGGTACCATCACGCCCGTACCCTTTGCCGTCATGGTCGAGGGGAACCCGTTTGAACTCTTTCACGATCCCACCGAGGAGCAGAACTCATGAACGGCGCCACCGTGATCGATCGAAGAGATGGAACCCTGTACGTCCGGATCCCGCCCGAGCTGGCGCGGCCGATCGAAGGTGGCTGCAGCTGCAGCTATTGCAAGGCCCACCCGCACCAGGTGCCACGATGGGATTGTCTCGCGATCCCGCCCGACATCGGCGGTCATGCGTGGACGCTTCACTATCCGACCGTCACCAGGTAGACCGCAGCTCGAGTGCTGACGACTGGCCTGTAGCCAGTCGCGAGCACTTGAACCGCAACCAACCAGGAAAGGACACCAGCCAATGACCATCACGATCCGCATCGACACCGCAAACGCCGCATTCGATGACAGCAATATCGAGGAAGTCTCGCGCATCATCAAAGACTGGTTGGATAGCAACATGCGTTTCACGTCGCTCTACGACATCAACGGTAACAAGGTTGGAACCGTGAAAGTGACAGCCCCCGGGAAGGACAAGCGATCATGATTGCCATCGGACGAGGCCAGCTCCAACATCACTTCTGGGGAACCTATTGCGCCACGATCGTCTTGCAGTTTGACGACGCCACCACGGCCGCCCGAGTAGTCGAGGACGATCGCTTTTGCTCGTGGCACCTGCACACCAAGCACCGAAACACGATCGCCTTTCACGGCAGCGATCCCGAGCTGGCCCAGGCCATCGCGGTACTGGTGGCGTGTGGCGCCGATCGCCGGAAGGTGGAAAGCGTCGCCCATAGCATCGACTTCGGCGATCCCTTCACGGTCGCGATCGAGCTGGACGTATGAAACGCCCTTGCGTCAACTTCACCTCATGCCGGCAGCAGACCGCTGCCGGTCCCTTTTGCGCCGCCTGTTATCGCGCAATGACACGCGCCACACGCGCCGGCCGATCGGCGCGCCTCCCGTCCGCGTACGTCACCGTGATCGAGCAGAGCGACAACGCCAAACTGAGCGCCAGCGCGAACGTGTCAGCGACACACGCGCCGCAAGTCACATGCCCTGGTGGCGCGCCAGGCGATCGCCACGCCTGCGCCTTGCGCGGCTGCGGCTGCTATGCCGAACACGGACACCAGCGATTCACTACAGACCGCCTGAACCGCGCCGCCGGTCGCCGGAAGCTCTCAGCCGGACAGATGCGACTACTAGCCGCACGCGAGGAGGCCCGGGGGATTCGCGCGCTCTCAGGTACCAGGCAGCTCCGCGTACACGTGGTGGGCGATTGCAGTACGCCACGCGACGCCGGCATCGTCGGCTCCGCAATGGTGGCGCATACGCGCCGATTCGGGCAGGCCGCCTGGACGTACACGGAAGCCTGGCGCACCGTGCAGCGCCGCGCATGGCGCGGGGCCACCGTGATCGCGTCCGTTCGGACGATCGCCGACATCGCGACCGCACGCGCCCGAGGCTACGCGGCAGCCATCACGCTCACCAGGCCGCACACCTCGAATAAGGTCTATCAAGTCGGCACCGAACACCTGATCCCATGTCCCGCGCAATTCAAGCACAAGGGTCAACGCATCGTCACCTGCGAACACTGCAGCTTGTGCAAACGTCCGGACTATCTCCTAGAGAACAAACTCACGATCGCCTTTGAACCCGATCGCGGCAGCGCCGGCCAGCTCGTGATCGCCCTTACACCGTCAACCACAACGCACCTGTAGAAGGACAACATGAGACTCATGGACATGATTCGAGCTGGCGACAGAGTAACGATCGTGAACCGATTCGGGCAGCGCATCACCGGGCGTGCCGTCATGCCCTGCGCGGCCGGCGGGTGGGTACTGAACCTCGGAGGCCGACACGGCACACCAGGCATTGCGAACGATGAGAACACGGTACGCGTCACCAAACGCCACCCA